ATCTATGACACGCCTCGTCTGCTTCTCTACCATGTAGGTAAGTTCATTACCCGGTGAGGGAAAGCAGTTCAAAGGGTCAATAGGTTTCATCATAAAGTGTGGTTTGTGAGACATCTCAGCTTCCCACGCACGCTTACTAACTTTCGGTGGCTTCTCTTCAAGCATCTGTTCGCAAACTGTAATCTTTACACATGCCGCACCACGTAGTATTAGGTCATGGGGTGCCTGCCCTAGAGGGTCAATCATCCCAGCCTGACTAATCTGCATTAGTATATTCTGTCCCCATGTTTCCATAAGAGCTTTATGCTCTTGGTCTTTCTGTTTGGGACTGCGCTCTCGATAAACCACAACAGGCTCGTCCACACGTATCTGGTCTCTAAGGTTGTCTACGATTTGTGTAGCCTTAGAAGACTTATGTATGCTTATGTTTTCGGGCAAGTCAATATTAAGACCGTGGTCTTGGTTATACAGATTATCCGAATCAGTCATCTGCTGATGCGCCGCACTGTAAAAATGCTCACTTGCTGATATTATATCGTCTAGCTTGGCTGCCACGGATTCACTCCTTTACGATTGTGCCATAGCACACTATCATATACACTATCGCCGCTATTGGGTCGTAAGTAGGATGTTGATTCCATACTTGTTCTATCGTCTATTCTTGTAGTACCAAACTTCTCTAACAACCCATAGGATAAGGCTTTACATGCATGGTCATTGCGCGGTTCGGGCTTGCCGTTGCGTATCTTCCATCTGTTGATACCTGCAACCGGCGCGACGCCACCGCCCATCTCTGTAATCAATCCTTGAGCCTTTGGGCTAATGCGGAGTCTAGGGCGTCCAGTAGAAGGGTTGAGGGAGAGTACCGAGCGAAGCCTTTCAAGCTCCGCATCAACAGGCCATTTATTAACGAACATCTGGATACCTGTGTCTCGGTGCCATGCCTCAAAAGCGCTGCCAAGGCCCATATGATGTTGTGTTCCTGCAATATCCATTACTCCGTCTTTGATGTTATTCCATGCTGGCTTGTTCTGTACACCCTGCATTACCTGTTCATGTGTCCAGTGTGATACGTATAGCTCATCTACTACCCAGACTTCATCACCTATGAACTGTATAAACTCGCAGGCATATACTAGGTCACCGGGGTCGATGAATATGTATGTTGACTCGTTAGGGTCAAACTCTACAGCAGAATCGACATGTACAACATGCTTGAACTCTGGAAACACGCTGTCTATTGGAGGATGCGGCTGACCACCGTACCGGGCTAGGAAGCGCGGTTCTGTTGTCTGCGCCCGAAGCTGATTTATAGCAGCGTCATTCTCGCCGCCCGGATATATTGATAGGTTAGCCCATGCAGGAAGTGAAAAGCTCGTAACATCTAGTTCGTTTCCTGATTGGCCTGTCTCCCACATCTCTGGAAACCAGCCTTCGCTTGTTTCAAATGAGCCACTAAAGAATCCCCAAGAGCCTCGGTGATATCGACGAGCAAGTCGTCCATAACATCTGTCCCAGACTTCCTTAGTCCATCGGCTAATCTCGCATCCGATAATTCCTTGGGGCTGCTCTCGTCCAATCTTCTTTGGGTCATAGCCTGATACAGTCTCGAAGACAACACCAATGGTGGTGGTGAGGATGCACTTCTGGTCTCTATGGGTCGATACGGAAGTCTTAGCATTGTTCACCAGTCCTAAGTCGTCTAACCATTCGTGTATGTACTCTAGTTCTTTTCTGGCGTCCTCGAAGTCCGCGCCAACAACCCAGTATAATAGGTTCTCGTCGTAGTTATTCTCGTGTGCATCAGATATTGCACGTATGACACCAGTAAGAGCGCCAAGAAAGGATTTTCCTGCGCCCTCGCCGCCACCAATTATTTTAAGGCGGCTACCTTGGAATAATACGTCACTCTGTTCCGGGGATAACTCGAGTTTCAACTCCCTCAATATATCCCTTGCTTTCTCCGTCCACATTGATATTCACCTGTGTAGGGGCTACCCATTGCTGCATCATTTTGTAGTAAGGTGTTTTCTCATCTTCTGGTATCTTCACGGTATCAGTAAGTAGCTTGACCAGAAACCGCCTATCGGCGCCAGCATCCTTCGATTCACTCATCGCATTAGCCGCGCATTTGTTCAACAGGTCGATAAAGTTCTCGGCTACTGTTTCCAAGCCATCTGTAAAAGCAGCCTGTAATTTTTTATTTACAACTGCAACACTTTGTGATTTTTTGGGACGCCCGGCTCCGAGCCTCGCCCCTCCGTGTGTATTCATGCATACATTATACCATACCATTGACAAGCGGTCAAGTCTCGTGGTATAATGTATGTGTGTCCTTACTGGACACCCTCTGGTGCTAACGCACCACTCCTCCTCGGCAGGGGGCTGGGAAACCGGCCCTCTGTTTCTGCCCACAACCAAGGGGAAGGGAGCCTTTTCGGAGGTTTCCTTCCTTTTTCAAAGGTAATTATGACCTGCCTCCTTTGCCGCGCGAAAGTAATAGTAATTAAGTGCAAAATCTTCTGCCCGGCGTGCGGATTCACAGTAGATTGCTCTGACCCGGCTCGCCGCGCGGACGCAACCGTGCCAGTTATTTAATTCAAAATTTTCAAGAGCCATTTTGTAGCTAAACACGGACATTTTTCGGGGGGAAAAGACCAGTTTTTCAACATTTTGTGTGAGGAACGGTATTGCGTAATGTGAGGCGGAAAGACGGAAAGGGTCGACTGGTGGTTGGAAAAATATTTCCTAGTTAAATTGGCCTATAGCAACTACACAACACCAATAGATGAACGGCATAGCAGGCAAAAAGAAAACCCCGGCATTTTTACCGAGGTTTCAAGTGTGGTGAGGGTTTACCCTATCTTTAAACTCAGACCCGCATCAAAGTCTTAATAAATGTTGTGGTACTCCCCCACCACGAGCGCACCGTCTCATTGAGTTGGCGCGCCTTGTTTGCCTCTTCATATCTAGCCCGATAGGCCTTGAAATCGTCCTGCATACTACGACCAATGCCTGTATATGGTGACGGCATCCTGAGTCCTTGACCGTGCCATCTAGTCTTGAGTCTTTCGGTCACGCGCTCATATGGTGTGAAGAGTGCCTCAATAATGAATAGATATCGCTGTTCCTCGTAGTGGTCGAATTGCTGTTTAACCGTGTAGCCTTTCGGAAAGTCATCAGGTGTAAATGTGTAGCTGTCTTTGCGTATCGTTGTCATTTTGTCCATTCTCCTCGTTTGGTTTGTTTATATCCAGCGAGGGACATGTTAGCACCGCCCACGATTTCTTCGCAAGGTGTACAGACAGTAATAAAACGAGCATTTTTTCTACGATTATTCCTTATGTGATAGCCGCGAGGGTTGGCTTTAGTTCCCACCTTATTTTTATAGCAGTATTGGCAAATCATGACCACTCCTCGTGTTTAACTTCTAGAATGTCACCTAAGCAGATATAACCTAATACAACGGTTATATACTGATTAGGTTGTAGCATTTCGGCGAGACCATTTTCATTACATAGGTAGTCAATTCCTTTTTCTACACGTTCTGGATAAGTAATTGGCATGTTCTCTACCGTGCCGCCAACGTGGTCTTGCAACTCGTTTAGTGTGAAATACTCGCCATTTGCTGGATGTACTTCTCTCGTTATCCCATTTGCCCTATATAGTGTAGCCATTAGCTATTCTCCCTGTATGTGTACACCACAACCCAAGTCAGAGAGCGAATCTCATATATTTTCCAGCGTTGCCAGAATTTCTCGCTGTATGGGTTCAAGTGTTTTAGATTGATTCTTAACATTATATTTCCTTACTTCTTCCAGCTCGAATGTATCTATTCCGCATTCCCAACAAGTCTTAATTGACATTCCTCTTGCTAACTCTTCTATGGTAGTGGTTACGCGCACTAAATTACTAGGGTTACAGATGTTATGTTTCTCTGCTTTTTCCCTTAGCATTTTTGACGGTTCAGCATTTTTTGAAGTGCGTACCATACGCTGTTCGTTTAATGTATTACCTCGTGAGAACCCATTGAATTTAGTCATCAAGTAATTTCCTCGCTATCGTGTCGTGTTTTGTTTGTTCATCATCCTCCGAGACCCAGCCCCTTAGCGTGTGCCAAGATTCCTCTTTTTCTATGACGTCCTTTATCCACTCGTGCCTGTCTCTATGGTGCCGGTCGTACAAGTCTAACCACCTCTTGCGTATCTCGTGGCGCGCGTCTCTCAATGTTTGAAGACTAAAATCAAGCGGAGATTTTACACCTGTAAACTTCTTAATATGCTCGTCACATATCGCGCCTGCTAGTTCGTGAAATCCAACAAACCCCAACACGCAGCCACACTCGTAACCGGTCAATGTCACATTGGCTATTGGTAGTTCTAAAATTTCTTGCAAGTGTTGGGAATGCGCCAACGCATCGCATCCCTTCAATACATCTTCTTGCGTTGGGAAGGGTTGGTCAAATACACCGGCTCTGAGCCGTCCAAATCGCGCAAGTTGGCCAATAGTTTCGTATAGTGGCGAATCTGCTATAGCGTGGACAATCTCTTCAATTTGTCTCTTATAATCCATTGTTTTTCCTTTTGGGGTAGTGGTTAGACTACCCCAATTTTTATCTTTTCCGCCTACCTAACCATAGGCAGAGCGCGAGAATTAATGCGCCCATGTAGGCAATAAAATCATCAAACTGTTGCATTAGAGGATGTTAGCCTCGCGCAGGAGCCTAATGTGTGTTTCTATCTCCAACAAGTTAACTTCATGTAGATAGCCCATCTCAGGAGCATAGTAACCCAGTTTTCTAGTTTCTGGTTTACATTGCTTTTTATAATAAGGTTTTGCTAGTGCTAGTTTTTTGGAAGTAGGCATTCTTGTAAGGTTCTTTACTTCTTGAAATGGGGGGTATAAGTCAATAACACCGAGCAAGTCAAGCATATCTGCTTTAACAGTTGACTCCGCATCGTTACACGCTGAAATAGTTGTCCAACTCTTGACTGTTAGATAGTGTACTCGACCATCGTCAATCGCCTGCTTGAAGTATGGAAATTTCCACTTCATAAATATTTGGTGGGCAAACTCTTGACCCACATTTACGAGAATAGAATCCCACCAGTCTAGCAAGCGTTCATCTACTGGTTTTGATAGCGCGTCTAGTTCTTCCTCGTCAAAGTAGGTTATAGACTGGTTACAGTAGAGCGCGCCCAGAAACTCGTCTATCACTCCCAACGCGCAGAGACCCTCGCAGTCAGCATAGGTGATGGGCCTTGTTCTGTAGGTGTACGCGCCAGTTCTGGCTGTATCCTCGTACGGGGCAACCCCCGCACCGCCCCATGTGCGTTTTAGCCATGCCTTTTTTTCTAGCACGTCTATTAAGCTGTCGAATCTCTCGCGCATCTTGACCATTAGTTGCCCCCCTTTAAACCAATGGTTAATTCATACCTTTGGTTTAGGTCAATATCTTCCTTAGTCTTACCCCCAGTCCATTGAAGTATCAGTTGTGTAGGTACATATACCGTCTTGACTGGCGCGCGCCAGTCGTCCGCCTTGAGAGTCACGGACGAGTCGGTTATTTTGGTAGGTATCATGTCTTCTGTTTCTTTTTTAGTTGCCAATGTATTTTTCCTTATTTGGCTAGTTGATAAATGTAGACAAGCTCGGTATATCTCCCTCCGATTGAATGCCCTTATCATGACATTTTTATCAGGCCAAATGCTAGGTATTTTTTTACCAATTCGACACGGTTTTTGACAAGTATAAAAAAAGTACAAAAATAAATAGGCCAGGTCAATTTTGCCTATTCATGTATTATTTTTCATGCTTTATCTTTCCTGCCTTTTTATTCATGACTTCTTATTCATGAATTCTGATTCCTGTATTACCTCTCTCCTGTGGGCTGAGCCGACTGACCACAACAGCGATGAGCGCACGCGCAGGAATTTCAGCGATGTTCGTTATTGCAGGCAATTTTATATATACTTTATG